ACCTTTAGGGAATGGCTTTAAGTTTTGTTCATTTGCCATATCTCACTGTATTTTCATTGAATCACAAAGATAAGCCACAATTTGGGCAAATCTTCCCTTTCTTAGTATTGTCTATTTTTTCTGGTTCGTCTATACTTGGAATTAAGAAGTCTAAATTAACTCCCCAATCAGCTAAATCGTGTAAATCCCAATTGTCATTTGCTAAAGCGTCTAAGTCAAATTCTCCGTTATGGGTATTGTCTATGATAAGTAGTTTTTTCTTTTCTCTATCAGTAAGGTTAGGCATTAGAATTACTGGTACATCTTGTATTCCTAATTGAATACACGCTCGGTATCTTTGATGCCCTCCTAATATAACATTATGCTCATCAATTATAATAGGTTTAGCGTTAAGTAGTTTTGGGTCTTCTTCAATTGATTTAACCAATCTTTCAAACTCATCTTTGCTAATCTTTCTTGGATTATTAGGATTTGGCTTTAATTCTGCTATTCTCATATTATCTACCTTGTCGGTTATATGGTTTTACTGCCTTGTCTTTTGGACCAGATGTCTTTTTGTACTTTCCGCATTTACGCTTACCAAAAGATACTTTGTTTGAGTTATTTGCCTTCGCCATATTTTTCTATTATTTCGTTAAGTTCTTGTCTTGACCATTTCTTAAGTAATCTTGACTGGCTTTCTAAAAACAATACAACACCCTCACCAACTTTATCACAAAGATTGCGTCTATAACCTATTAAATGAAACTCATCAAACCCATTGCATCTTTTACATTCTCCGTTTACATTGTATTCATCAAATCTTAATGCACTTGACCTTTTTACTGGTACAAAGTGTCCAGCATCCATTAAGTCTACTGTTTTAGTTTCTAAGCAACTTATACAAGTAAAGTAACCATTTTGGCTATCTCTGCGTCTTATATATGCGTTGAATACCTTTTGAGCCTTTGCGGTTAATTTTGGTATTGTTATTAGTGCCATAATGCAAAGTTATGGTTTATGTACTCTAAAAACAACAGTTCTACCATTTACTACGAATCTTGCCTTTTTTAACGGATTTAAACCTTGTCTTATTCCATATTCAGTAAGTCCAGTTGTTCTAACTGCATACGCTATGCTTTTAAATATGGTTACTTCTTTTGTTTCTATGTCAATCATTTTTATTGGTATTGCATTCTCTGCACCACTCACTATCATTTCATAATTCGTTTAAGTTCAAAATATACATTAGCCGTTACAAATAGCAAACACGCTAAAGGAACGCTAATAAAGAAAAATTTAATAAAGTCTAATATTTTCATAGTTAAAGTTTTAATCCCCCACCTTTCGATATAACCCACACCACTGGTTTATTAATAATTGGTAGGGGATAATGTTATTTAAGGTTTTGTAAGTATTGTTTCATTGCGTTTCGGTTAGCCTCTTTGTCTGTGTCAGTAGTCATTCTGTTACTATCACCCATTGACTTAAATTGAGCGTGTTGTTCTTCTCTTGCATTAACAAACGCTTGATGTCTTTGTTCTCTATAAACTTCTAACATCTCAAAAAAGGTAGGCATATCCATTCTATCATAGACTTTGCCGTATTTAAACTTAGGTAGTCCATCTAAAAAAAGCATTATATCCTCAACGGCTAAATTGTCTTCTTCGGCAGTTTCAATAATGGCTAAAGCTAAATCATAAATCTGCTCTGTATTCATTCCAACCCTAAGATTAAAATTAGATAATGTTCTTGTTATTTGCTTACCTAATACAGTGGCTATTTTATCTGTGCCGTATAACTTAGCTATTTGTGGTAACCTTTGGTCTTTAGGTATGTTCTGCATTACGGCTAAATGATTTGGTTCGCCTTTCTCTTTGTATTGGCACATTTGATTATATACCTCACCAGTACTACCAACCGCCATTACGTTTAAAAGCAGTCTGGATAAACTGTTCTTCGGTAGCGTGGCTAACTCTTGTTTGACTTGTTGTATTTCTTGTGATAATTTCATCGTTAAAGCATTTTTGATTCAAGTATGTTGTAGGATGTTTTCTAAAGGTTTTATCTGGAGTTGATTGTACATAGGCTTGTACAGATTGTAAAGCTAAATCCTTTTCTTGTTCAGTCAAAGTATTCCAAGACTTTTTTGCCTTATCTTTTGACTTCTTATAATCGTACCATAACCACCAATCTTCAAACTTTTCGTCCAGTATTTCAGTTTTAGTTTTAGTTCTATTTATAGTTATAGTTCCATTTTCAGTTTCAGTTTCCATATGCTGAGCATATGCTTTGCTTGTGCTTTTAGTAGATTTAGCGTTATTACGCCTTGATTCACTAAATTTTTGCCTACGAATAGTCTCGTTATACATACGCTCATTGTAATAAAATTCGCCATCTTTTACAAATTTGCTCCAAATGTCAACATCATATGCTTTACATATGCTTAACATATCCTTATTAGTTAATTTGCCTTTTTGGTGCTGCAAACAAAGTAAACGGATATACATTCCAACTTGTTCATTTGTCATTGTAAAAGTGCCACTAAGAAAATCACTTGTGTAAAATAACACGGCTGGGTCTTTGCTCATAAAATAAAAAAAGGGATTTGGAATCCAAGCAAGTCGCATTTGCTTTTCATCCTCCTCCCTAATAAGTTTATACTGGATATGCGACATCCATTACAAAAATACTACTTATTTACCATTAATTCAAATTCTTCTATAGCTTTAAATATTTGTAAAGCCACTTGTGGTACTATTGCGTTCCCACCTGCTTTGATTGATTCGCTTCGCCATTTTGAAAAGGTAATTCCGTCCAATCTTTCGGAAATCCCATTATTTCCATTACAAAGCGGGTATTCAGTTGTGAAGTTTTTCCAGGCGTTGTTTTGCATATTTGATGCATCTGATTGACTAAACTGCTTCCCATTTGCATTTTCGGGTTCCCCCTCGTGCAACCCCCATTTTTGTCCGATACTGTTGGCGTCTTTAACATCATTGTTTTTAAATCCGATAAACCAAATTCTGTATCTTTGGTGCGGTGCGTTGACACTTGCAGCAGGAATAATAAACGGTTGTACCTCATACCCTTCGCCTTCCAAGTCAGCACAGACCTCGTCGAATACCAACCCGCCGTTCCAACTAACAAGTCCACGAACATTTTCCCCAATAACCCATCTTGGTTTGATTTCTTTAATTGCCCTAAGCATTTCTGGAAAGAGGTGTCTTTCGTCGGCTTTCCCAAGTCTTTTACCTGCGGTTGAATATGGTTGGCAAGGGAAACCTCCAGTAATGATGTCGACTGCTCCTTTGTGAATAGAGAAGTCTGTTTTAGTAATGTCATTGTATGAAATTGAATTAGGAAAATGATGTTTTAAAACCCTTTGTCCAAAAGGATTCCATTCGCAATGGAATAGGTTATCCCAACCCATCCATTCAGCGGCAAGGTCAAATCCACCAATGCCGCTAAAAAGGGATGCGTGAGTTAACATAGTTTATAACTTGCATATGTTTTACCTTCTTTAGTTACAATTTTAGTTACAATATTTAACCCATCTTTTCGTAATTCGTTAATCCTTGCAGCTAATCTAAAGCAGCCAAATTTATTTAATGCGTCAATAGGAGTTATAGATTTACCTTTCTCTAAATAACTCTTGATTTGTTGGTTTTGTGTCATAGTGTTAAAGTTTTGTTAAAGTTTAAAATGGCATTATATCTTGGTCTTCTTGCTCTTGCTTATTAGTATTTGCATACTCTTTTTTAGCGTCAAACTTGTATTCTTTACCTCTACCACAATATTCCTTTTTAGCTTTCTCTGCTCTTTGGTCTTGCGTTTGGTTATTCCATACAGTTAGCACATTTCCTTTATCATCTGGTTCTTTAAGATAATCTACTGCAATGTTAGCGTAGTGCTTAATTCCAGACTTAGTTTGTACTGGCTTCCATTTAATGTCTTCTTGACAAATGTTTAATACTTTCATTTTTGTTTTTTTTTATTGGTTATGTAATTTTTCTTCGGCTTCTCTTAATGCTATTTCATCTACTTGGTCATTTGCTTTTGTATCTTCTTCCATTTCTTCTTCGTCTAATAATTCCCAGTCGCAGTGTTCTTTACATTCTGGGCATAAATCATAGGTGGTATCACTTTCCCACCCGCAACAAGTGTTTATATACATATTTAATAATTTAAGTATTCTTCAAATGTTTCGCTCCAGTCAGACATTCTAACTGTTGCTTGTCTTTGTGGTGGAGTTGGTGGCACTAATAAATGTGGCATAAATTTTTGTTTGTATTCCTTTAGCGTTTGCTTTGCATCTAATAGTCTTTGTTGCATTGCTCGTGCATCTTTAGGGTTACAAGTATCAAATTTATACTGCCAAAACTTTACGTTTTCTCGTAAGCCTTCTAAGATTAAGTAGTGATTCATTATAAATTCTTTTTAGCGTTGGTAAATAATTGGTTTAATTCCTTGTCTTGTATCATAGCTATATTTAATTCGTAAAGTTGCTTTAATTCTGTTAAACTTTCACAAAAGTCAATAGCTACTGTTAAATTTTCTTCGGTATCGTGCTTTTTGATGTAAGGTGCTTGTTCCTTTGAAAAGTCCATCTCCTCTGCTGGAGTAGCCTCAAACCCAGCCGCTTTCATAAGCCAACCTAAAAGCAATCTATACGCTTTACCTTCGGCTCTTGTTTGTGCCATTGAGCATATTGCGTACTCATCAAAGCTACGTTTAGTTCTTTCTTTGTTAGAGCAGATAGCGTGTCCAATTGATACCACTTGCCCAGTTGCAATGTTTCGCACCTCACAAGTTGCCCAATACTTTGTTTCGTTTTCTTTGCTTAGGTCTTTTACTTCGGTAATAATTGGGATAAGTCCAATTGCTGCTCCAGCGTAACCCCAGCCTTCAACGTTTACAAATTGTTTGCCTTGAATGTTAGTGCTTAGTTTCTTCTCTTTAATAAGACTTGCCAACTCATTTGATAGGCTCAAAAGACTATCTTTGTTGATAAGTTCGTAGGTCGGTTTAACTTGTTGTAATTCAGTCATAATGCATATTTAAGGTTAATTAATAATTAAAAGTAATACTAATTTGTGAATAATCAAAAAATATTTTTTACCCTTATTAAATCTTCTTTTAGGTCGGTCTCATAGCGTAAAGACATAATGTCTTTGATAGTTTCTAAAGCGTGTATTACGGTAGTGTGGTCTCTCCCAAACATATCTCCAATAGTCTTTAGGGTAAAGTCTGTTTTTGTCCTAATAAAGTACATTGCTATCCAACGTGCTTTAACAAGGTCTTTTTTTCGGCATTTGCCTCTAATGTCAGCATTTGATATACCATAGAAAGCAGCTACTTTCTCAATTATACTATCCGCCATTTTGATTTGGCTTTTTAACCCCGATTTTTCCGTCATTATAGGTTGGGTCCAGTAGTTCATTTACTTGTTGTTTTAGTTCTTTAATTTGTTTTCTTAATAATTCATTCTCTAACTCTAAGATTTGGTTCATCTTGATTAGGTAGCTTTTGTTGTCTATGTAACTCATATTAAAAGTGTAATAGGTTTACTGGTAGCATAAAATCTTCGGTGATTTCGTACAAATCCAAGATTAAAAAATGATATGATTTTAGGATGCGTTTTTGGATGTCGTTCATTCGAGCAATCTTTATTAAGTAGTCATCCTCGTACTTATTCATTAGTTTAATAGGTTCATCCCAAGTAGCACCACGCCACTTGTATAAATCAGTTTCAATACTTGCTTGTCTGGCTTGAGCTTTCTTTAATAACTCTAATAAACAAGCTGCTCTTTTGTGGAGTTTAAGTTGTTTGCCTTGATAAGGTAGTGTCATAATTTAAGGTTTAAAGGTTTTCTACAATAGCGGTTAAAATAAATCCTAATAATACGATAATAAATGCGTACATAGGTTTAATTGAGTCTTTTTCGTACTGGTTCATAATTAGCGTTTTACTTGTATAATAATAGATTTAGTAAATGTAGAAAATGTAATGCTTTCTACTGTAAACATTATTGACTTTACTTCTTTCCCAAACATAACGATAACACTATCGCCTACTCTTGGTATTTCTGGTCCGTCAAAAATTTGTTGATAGTCTACTCCATTCTCGGAGTAATAAAGGGTTGTTTGCCAATTCATAATTAAGGTTTTTGTTTATGAAGTAAAGATATATGCACATAAGTTATCCACCAAACTTATTTACATTTATTTTTAGGCTTTAGCATAATTTTAACACTTTGCTAAAGATTTTAGCATTTAGTATAGGCACAAAAAAGGAGCGTAGAAACGCCCCTCGTGATTGTTAAACCTTAATTATTGCTATATGAAAGTCAAAGGTAATAAAAAACTCCCAGCTTTTTACACTGGGAGAAACCTGAACTATGAAAAAACAACACTACAAAGATAAGACTTCTATTTAGAGCCATCTTGGAGCAAGTCCTTGTCGTGGTTATCTACTCGTCTGTACCCCTCTTTCCATAGTATCTTGGTTAGGGCAACGCTTTTTTTAACTATATCATCTTCGTCATCCTCTGGGTTAAGCAAATGCATAACCTCGTGGATTAATATTTCAAGGTGTTTTTTACCCTTTAACCTAACATCAATAAGCACCTCGCCATCACTACAAGCAATGCCGTGAGCCTTCTCTTTACCGAGTTTCTTATATGTTATCTTAATCTTCATCTTTTAACATAGCCAAGTCTGGGCGGTCTATTTCTTTAGGTGTGTATTTTACACCTCCTCTTACTTTAGCTAAAGCCTTTTTTATTTCATTTTCAATATCATACACCTCGTTTAGCTTATTTACTAAAATTGTCTCTTGCTCAAATAAAGTCATTTTACTAAAGTTTTTTGGTAGTTTATATGTTGCCATTTCTTATAATTATTAATTTCTTTAAATAGATGCAAAAGTCTAAAGCCTCCTCGTAGGCGTGTTGCAGCCACTCATCTTGACTTAGGTCGTTTCTGTCCATTGTTGTACCATAAGTCTCAATGCCTTTGAGTTCTCTTTGTTGTATGTCGTTTATTACTTGTTCAGTTACTTGGCTCATTATTTATCAGTTATTGTATGAAACTTACCACAAACTTTGCATCTCATTTGAACTTTAACAACTCCAGCAGCCGTTGTTCTCGTATTATTTCTCACTAAGTTTTCTCTATCTGCACCACACTCTGGACAAGATGAACGATAGTTACCATACAAGACCCCATAGTGTGATTTTGATGGTATATGATTGTTCAAGTGCTTAAATACCTTCTCAAGCAATATTACATCCTTTTTGCAATATTTAATCATATCCTCCATTGCTTTTTTATCTTTATGTAACAAAATATCTTTCCAAAGGTTAAACTCTGTTTTAATCTTTTGTCCAATGCCTAAAAAGTCTGCAATGTAATTAAGTCTATTAGAGTTAAATCTAAACTTAGACCTTGCTATTTTAAGTGTATCAATTGTAATATAATTAGGAAACATATCTATACCGTGAAACAAGCACCTTGTCCTAATCCAAGCTAAATCAAATTTATCTCCATTGTGTCCTACTAATTCCGTTGCAGAGTTTGCAACTGTAACAAACTGCTCAAGCATTTTTTTGTCGTTCTGCTTAGCATCCCAGTTTAAAGACATTACATCTTTGTCATCTTCCCATTTATAACAAATGCAAATTATGGCTCTTTCCTTGATTATGTTTGAGTAGTCTATGTTCTTTTTATAACCAGCTTCCCAAAATAAACCAATGTTTGGAGATGTTTCTATATCAAAGAATAGTCTTCTCCGTGTTGTTCTTTCAGCCATTATGTAGGTTTTTTGTTGTTATGCCATACTTGACCTTATCAAGTCAGCCTCGCTCTCCCTTCTTACCACTAAGCCGTCTAATCCTTTACCTTCCCATAATCTTTTGCTCTTTTCAATTTGTTCTGCTATGCCTTCATAGTCTTGCTTAGCCACTAAGTCTACTATTGCCTTCATCTCTTTGCGGCTATCACCTTCTATCTTAGAACCTCTGTTATAAACCATAGAAACTAAAGCACCTCTTGTATCTTCGTTTAAAGTATCTAATTGTGGGTAGATGCGTTTAGTCATTGCGTAATACTTAGGGATTGACTTCTTAACGAAAACATCATAGGCTATATTGTACGGAATTACAACATTTAACACTTCGCCTTTCATCATTGACTTAACCACTTCACCTTTAACGCCACAAAATCTTTTCATAGCATTTAAGAAGTTTAAGTTCAAAGCAGACCAATCAGAAAACAAATCAGCCTCTTTTGCATAGCCTACATCATACCCCAAGCCTATCGTAAGCCCAGACTCACCACCAGCCCAAATAGGCTTTTGATAGCGTTTCTCATAAACTGCTCTACCTCCAACTTCGTGCTGGATAATTAAATCAATGGCTTTCTTACTTATCATAACAAATGTTTTGCAAAGATACAAATACAAACAACCCAAAAAACAAAAGCAAAAGCTAATGCTCTTTTTTCGTTATTCGGCATCTTCTTTCTTTTTAAATATTTTTTCTACCGATGTTAAACCTAATGTGCCAAAAGCTAACATTGCAACCGCCTCTACTAAAATAGCACTTGGTGCCGTATGTTCTTCACTAAACTGGTTGTGGTACATTGTAGCACATAAAGCAATTGTACATAACAAACCACAAAGTCTTTTCATACTATATCTACCGTTATCTTCTGTAAAAAATTGTTTCATATTACTTTAATTGACTGAATTGAAAAATGATTATTGCTATTAATAATAACTTACTCAAAGCGTGTAACTTATCTATTTTTTTTTGGCTTTCTTGCCAGTCTTCGTATAAAGACTTGTTATGTGTGTACTTGTACTTCCAATTATAGAAGCTATCTTTTTGAGCAGATATTGTATTGAAAATTGAATCATATTTTATAGTTTTAGTCTTTAAGTTTTCTTTTAGTAAACTTATTGTATCGTTATAATTGCTATATACTTTATTTATTCCCTTAGCTTGTTCAACAGACATTATAATAACAGAATCACCTTTGTAGTACCTTTTAATAGGTAACTGGGAGTAACTTGAAAGGCACAATAGAATCAACACTAACACTATCCAGCTTTGCCTTTGTTTCATTTAACTCCTTTTTTAATTCTAAAATTGTTTTTACTGCTTTACTTACTATCTGTTTTTGTTCCTTGTCAGCCTTCTCTTGAACCTCTAAACTCTTAGTAATTGTTCCGTTTACTTTAGTCATAAGTTGCTCTAACTCAATGTCTTCTTTAATTGTTGGACTTGGACTTTGAGCAGTTACGCCACACCCAGCAACAAAAAATAAAAAGAGCCATCTCATTATTTTAAGTTTTTAATAGCACCTAATTCAGCCAAAGTAGAAAGTTTAGTAGTAGAAACCGCACTTAAACTATCAGACTTTCTTAAAGCATCACTAACCACATCTACTCTATGTTCTAATTTCTCAATACGAACATCTTGGCTTTTAGCTTGGTCTTGGAATGTAGAGCGAATGTCAACATACAAAGCACCTATTGCACCCATTACGATAAACAAAGTTCCCACTACGGGATTTTTAGCGAACTCTTTAAACTTTATTGGTAGCATATTAAAACTTTTTATAATAACCTAAACTATATTGATTTGTCGTAGCTGAAAACAAAAATAAGCCTTTTTTAGGCATATTATAACCTAAGCCAAATCCTAACCCCACTTTATTGTCAAATCGCCTTAAATCGCCTAATAACCCCAAATAAATGGCATTTTTCTCTTGTTGGTAGATTGTGCTTGTTTGGTAGATGGTTTTTTCTTTGATATAAGCCAAAAACTGCCTACTTTGAATTGTATTATTGGAAATAGTGTCAATTATTGTAAATCTTGAACTATCTATTGTAAATGTGTCTGTGTAAACCTTAGCCGTTAAATAATCTTGTACGATTGTTACCGTATCTGTGAAAGTGTCCGTTAAAACTCGGTAAATCTCAAAAGGAATGTCTTTACCCTTTTTGTATTTTACTAATGTATCGTGAGAATAAATAGTATCTATTTGCGTTACTATTATTGGCTTGTCGCCTATATACTTTGACTTATCAAAGATGAAAAAAATCAGAACTGCTATTAGCAATGTAATAACAACTGACTTCATTACTTCCTTTTTTTAGTCTGCTTGTAAATAGCTATACATCCACTGATAGTACCAACCAATGCTGCCGTAAGTTGAAATACTGGCACAAAATTGCCAAAACTAAGCATTGTTGCTCCTATGCTCAAGAAAATACTCAATATCGGTTGGTTACTATCGTGATGGTGCATTTTAGTCTTCTTTTACTTCTTCTTGTGGAGCTTGTGGGTTTTGCTCCGCATTCAATTGATTAAAAAATTGTACTAATGGTAAACCAAAATCAGTTGGTATTTTACCAATGTAAACTAATAAATCCTTTACTTGTTGTTCGTTTAATTGTATCATAGTATTATGTTTTTACAAATATATTACTTATTCTCTAATGCAGTTACTTTAGCGTTTAGTTCTTGGATGGCTTTAACTAAAACTGGTACAAGTTTAGAATAGTCTACACCTTGCATTTGTTCGCCATCTTTCTCTCCTACTACTGCATAAGGCAATATTTCTTGAAGTTCGTGTGCAATAACACCATCCATTCTTGATTCATCAGCTTTCCATTTGAAATCATAAACTTTAATTGCAGATACTTTTTCGAGTCCTTTAATTTCTTTTAAATCTTCTTTAAGACGATAATCTGATGACGTATTATATGATGTAGATGTTCCACTTGTAAAAATTGAACCTACTGCACCATTACCATTTGAAAATACAACTTGTCCTTCAGAACCAGTTCCAGTTCTAACACAATGTAAAGTATAACTTACATCTGAATATAACACCAATCTTGAATTAAAACTATTACCAGTTGTACCCATTAATACATAACCACCACTTGTTATCCTCATTCTTTCGGTATTGTTAGTTTGTAACAATAAAGCATTGTTTGTACTAACATTAATAGCTGGGTCTACTCCTGCAAAATCAGACCTAATTTGAATTACTTTTGTACCAGCACCATCCTCGTTTACTCTTATTCCACCAATAACATCTAATTTAAATAAAGGAACACTTATACCTATACCTACATTACCATTAGCAGAAATTATAAATCTATCTGCATAAGTACTTCCTGTTTGTGTAGTAGATTGCTGAATGCTAAAATCACCAAAATTATATGAATCTGAAATTAATCTCCAACTTCTTGATGCAGCATTACCTCCAAAATTTAATTTATACTGCCCTCCATCTGTTACACTTGGAGTAGTTAAACTACTTCCAAATGCAGTAGCACCACTAAATAAACTTGCACCAGTTACTGCTAATTTATAGGATGCATTAGCTGCTCCACCTATACCAACATTATTAGATGAGTCTGTTTGAATTGCTAAAGGGATAGCCCCTAACTTCTGTGTTAATCCCATATTTATTTATTAATAAGTTGATTGATTTGTTCTTGTTGTTGTGTTACTCGCCATAATGATTTGTATATAATCTATTTACTTTATCTGTTAGTTCGTTGATTATAGCTTGTTGCTCTTGCATTGCTTTTACTAAAATAGCAAACTCCATGCCCACATTTAAGCCTAATGCATCTTCAAGACCTTTAGTTACATTTCCATCCTCATCATATTCTCTTGTATCTTTCTCGTAAACTAATGATGGGAATACCTCTTTAAATTCTTGAGCAATGAATCCAATTTGCTTTTTCTTATCAGTATCATCTGTTAAATTAAAATTTACTACTCTTAAAGCCATTAAATCATCAAGTTTAGATGTAGCTTCTGTAATATTTTCTTTTAATCTAAAGTCAGATGACATAGTACCATAAGTACCATATAAATTTTGTAAGTTACCATTACCTAAAACATACATTTTATCACCTACGCCATAAGTAGCACAAATTAAAAAATATGAAGATGCGTTTTGTGTATTTGAGCCTAACCCATATACCATATTTATATCTCCACTAACATTATTAAAATTACTAAACTGACTATAAGGGCCAGAAAAATAACTTCCTCCATTTGATTTTTGAGTAACATATCCAGCACTTGTGATTCTCATTCTTTCGGCATTGGTGGTATTGTTCATTGTAGCAAAAATCAATGCACCCTTATTAGTATCTGTAGTTGAAGATTCTGAAACCCCCTTAATTGCTGCAACTGGATATGGTACACTTAAATCTCCATTTAACCAAGCACCAAAGGTCAGTTGTCCACCAGCTCCAGCCGCTTGTGTTGCAGTACCACCAGTTGTAACAAATAAAGTACCAGCAGAATTTATTGCAGTATCCCCATTTCCTCTAACTTCTGTTTTTGCAGATGTAGTGGTTGTTCCAATACCTACATTACCAGTAGATGTAATACGCATTCTTTCGGTAAAAGAAGAACCATTACCAGTTCTGAACCTATGGTCACCCCCATTACCTGATTGATAGAATAAATTAGTATCTGTACTACCACCACCTGCTAAACCAATATAATTTCCTTCAGTATTTAAACCATTTAATGAAATCATATTAAATCTATTGTCATCTGCAATTACACCAAATCTAATACTATTAGTTGCGGTACTTGTTTTAAGTTCTAAAATACTATTTGGGCTTGTAGTACCAATACCCACATTAGTTCCATTATCATATAAAACACTATTGTTAAGCACTCCACTTGCAGTCCACTTAGATAGATAGTTAGTTGTACCACTACCTCCAATACCACCACCAGTAATCTCTACTACCGCTTGAACGATATCATTAGCTTGACAAGCAGTTGCTAAAACAAATGTAGTGCCGTTAGTAGCAGTGTATTCAGCAGCAGCTAATTTAGAGCCATTATAATAAACAGCTAATTGACCTACTGTGTAACCACCAGTAACTGTGAAAGTTGTTTGAGCAGCAGTTGCAGTATAGTCTTGAGTGTTTGTTGCGTTTACATTAGGAGTGATTGTCCAGCTTCTATCAGCACTTAAATCATATCCTACACCATTAATTGTTAATGTTCTTGTTTGTGGAACTGGAGTGTAACCTAAAGCAGCTTGTTTGTTGTTAAAGGTTGTCCAATCAGCAGCAGATAAGAAACCAGCTTGTGAACCGTTAGCTTGTTGTATTGAGAATACACCAGTCGTGTTATCGTATAATAAAGGACTTGTTGCACTTAAAGATGTTAAGTTAATACCACCTAAACCAGCTAAGGTGTAAGTAGGTACGTTTAATACACCAGTTGTGCTATTGTAAGTACTTGCTCCGTTATTGCCAGTAGTCGTTAAGCTAATCGCACCTCTTGCACGAGCATCTGTAAAGTATAAGTTACTGCCTTCTGAGATATTAGATGTAGAACCAGAAACACTTGTCCAAAGACTTGTGCTTGATACATATTGTAAAATATCTCCGTTGTTAGGACTTTGAGCAGATACGTTATGAAGTTCATCCATTTCGTAGCCGTTCTGTATTCTAATCTCTACAACACCTTGAGTTGGATGTGAACGTACAACAATACCTACATACACCAAGTGAATAGGTGCGTAAGGTTTAGTTGATGTCCAAGCACCAGCAGTAGTTCCACTTAAATAAAGTTGTGTTCCAGCAGCGTATGCTTGAGTGTCTATATTGTCTAAATTACCAATTACAGTTATATAACCATTGTTCATATTGGTAATGTCTGCTCTAACTACACCATAAGTTTGTGCAGATGTTGCATCACTATTAGCTTGTGCCTTAGTTACAGTTGGTAAGTTACCTTGACCACCATTGATGTAAACAACAGTTCCTTTTGTTAAAGTAGCACCAGTTGAGTTGTAAACTTCAGTTACCAAGTTTTGTGCTTGAGTAACCACAGTTGGGAATGGAACTAATGAACCATCTCCAGCTACATAATCAGTTGATGCACCAGCGAAACCTATATTTATATTACCGCTTGTAGTTACTGGACTTCCAGTTATTGTTAATGCAGCAGCAGATTCTGTAATTCCTACCGATGTTACAGTTCCTACATATTGGTCGTTACTTGTTACTGTAAAGTTTGGATAAGTTCCAGTTATACTTGTTGTACCACCACCAGTTAAAGACACAGTTTGGTCAGGTGCGGTATTCGTAATCGTAAAGTTAGGGTAAGTACCACTCGTAGAAATTCCAGTACTTGCAGTTAAACTTACAGTCTGGTCTGGAGCAGTATTTGTTATTGTGAAGTTAGGATATGTTCCACTTGTTGAGATACCAGTTGATGCCGTTAAGCTAACTGTTTGGTCTGGAGCAGAGTTAGTAATAACCCCAGTTGTTGAGTTATAGCTAATGCCAGTTCCAGCACTTACAGAACTTCTTGCTCTTGATGTAGTAAAGTATTCGTTTGTGCCTTCTGCAATATCTGAAGTAGTTAAATTAACCGCACCAGTATATCCGTTCACACTAACAACCGCATCGGTGTTATCTACTTGTTGCCAAGCAGTACCATCAAAGATAATCCAGTCTCCCAAGTTCCAATCAGTAATGCCATCTATGTTTGTTGTACCAGCTACACTAACAATGTAGTAATAACCTTTAGTACCTACACCACTCGCTAAAGTAGGAGTGTTAGTTGATGCGTTCCAAGTTCCTTGATATTGAGAACCACCTAACAAGCCATTGATTTGGTTTTGTACCTTACCAAAAGCACCTAAGATAGAATCAGTCGCAGTAACTGCACCTCCAGTTACGTTTAAGCCAGTTAAGACTTTACCAGTAACCGCAGAGTTTACTAAAGATGGTGATGCGTATGTTCCACTTAATTCACCACCAGCAGCTATGCCTTCTATTGTTGTTAAATATGTAGAGTTATCGTAAGAAACAGTTGTACCACTTACTTTAACAAATCCAGTTCCGTTTAATTGTGCTTGTTTAGCATTGAACGTAGTCCAATCAGTTGAAGTCAATAAACCAGTTGTTGAACCACTTGAAGTTGGTATTGCCGTTTGAGATGCAGCAGTTACTAAACCTTTAGCGTTTACTGTTATTGTAGGAACTGAAGTTGATGAACCATAAGCACCCACATTAGAGTTTACAGTTGCTAAAGTTAATGTTGTATCAGAACCAGTATTACCAGTTCCAGTTACATCACCTATAAAACTTAAAGCACCACTTGGAATAAACACCGCATCGGTTGTAACCGCAGTAACTAAACCTTTTCCATTCACAGTTATTACTGGAATAGCCGTAGAAGAACCATAAGTACCTACGTTGCTATTCACAGTAGCCAATGTCATTGTAGAACCACTACCAACCACCGCACCAGTACCACCAGTTACAGTTATGTCAGAACTTGTTAAGTTGCCAAATGTTAAAGCTGATTGTTTCCCGTTAAATGTATTCCAATCTGCACTTGAAAGAAATCCGTTTGTTGATGGACCAGATTGAGAAATAGAAACCACACCACTTGTTACGCTAATCGGAGCAGTACCAGTTATAGCTGCTCTTGCTCTCGCATCGGTATAATAAAGGTTTGAGCCTTCAGCAACCGCACTTGTTGTAAAAGATGTTGAACCACCTAAAGCAACTGTGCTTCCGTTTACTGTTACTGAATCGTGTAACAATGAAGTATTAGGAATATCATCTAAAGCAATAATACCAGTAGTGTTAGAATAAACCACACCACTTGTAGCATCGCCACTTATAGCGTATCTTGCTCTTTGGTCAGTAAAATATAAGTTAGTATTCTCTGTTACTTGTAAAGTGTTATAATCACCGCTTTGTGCTACCACATCTCCAGTTCTACCAAAAACAGATGTTACTGGTTGTAAATCACTCCAAGATGCAGTTATGGTGCCTCCATCTTGTTGGTTTAAAGTTAAAGTCTTGCTTGTGCTACCAGTAACCGCTGCACTAACAATTGAATCATTGTAAGCAGTTGTCCAAGTAGTTTGGTTAGCATCGGTAGGAATAGAATACCCACTTGCCAAACCTAATGCTAAAGTTCCAGCAGTTGTAATAGGATTTCCGCTAATCGTAAGACCAGTAGGCACACTCATATTTACACTCGTAACCGTACCCACATAAGTCTCGGTATTATTCACCCAGCTTGTTCCGTTATATACTAAGGCTTGACCAGCAGTTGGACTTGTAATAGTTACACCGCCTAATTGAGTCAAAGTATAGTCTCCCTCTTGTGCTACTACGTTTCCTACTCTACCGAAAACTGAATAAACGTTATTAGGCAATGGGTAACCACCTTGCGGTGCTTCAATGGTTACTACCGTTGTGTCTACGTTTATGTCGATTTGGTCTTGGTTTATTGTTATTTCAGTGCTCATTAGATTTGTGTTATATCTTGATAAACTACGAATGTTCCCCAAATATATGTCTTTGTAAAGTCGCTTGGGAATACTACTGTTAAGTCGTAAACATAATTACCAGCCGCAATTGTAATAGGATAGTCTACTGTAATAAGGTTATCATTTACCCCACCTATTGAAATGCCGTTCCCATCACTATCTAAAGTTGCAGAAACAGTTGTAGATTTAATGCTTGGTCTTATTTGGATTTCAGCATAAGCACCACTTAAGTCAATAGGCACATCATTAGCAAATAAAGCAAATGTTTGAGCCCAGTTATCATCTTTCCAGATTTGAATATTGTAGGTCGCTGGTCTTAAATCAGCACTATTATTACAAGCCATATTATAGAGTATTTAGTCAAAATTACTCAATTTTAAACAATTAAAGGCTTAGTTACGCAAAATATACCTTTCGTAACTTTTAGCATCAAATTCGTCTTTATGGTTATTTATAAACTCATAATACTTTGAGTATTCAATATCTAACTCTTGTTGAGTAATTGGCGTTAATTTTTCTTTTGCTATGTCCTTGCTTTGCTCTTTATGATTATCAAAGTTATCTGGATTGTCTATGTCTCCGCTTTGCTTATGTCCAGCTACTTCCGTTGGGTCGCTCCAGTTAAAACAATAGGATGGTACATAAAATACATTATTCTCGTCAAGTTCGCCTTCATCTCTTAATTGAGTGTACCAGCTTAATCCCTCGTACCCAGTAATGTCTGACCTAAAACCAATCTCTTTTATTCTATTCATTTTAACTATTACACTTGCCTCAAGCGTGTTTTGCACTAACTTTAATTCTTCTCTTGTAGCAAATAAACTCTTTTCTGGCTTCCATGCATCTTTGCCATTTTCTTTTATCCCATTAACCGCTTGTTCAATATGATAAGGCATATATATATCGTCATCATCTGCTAACATAAAATACTCACCAGATGCGTGGCTTACTGCATCCCTACAAATTTGCCCTCTGTTTTTATAAGGCAACCCAGTCTGATAGTCTTTGTCGTTATTTACTATGATAACATTAGAAACATTAACCAGCATTTCATACGGAAACTCCATATCAGTATTAAATATGATTAATTCTTTGTGAGGATATGTCTGGGCGTAAAATTGGGCTAAAATTCTTCTAACACAATAAAACCTTCTATATGTAGTGCAAATAAAACTTACCATAAATAGTTGATGTTTCCGTTTTTGAAATTGGCTTTGTTCTCTGGACTCCAAGAGTACAAGGCATGATGTTTAAAATATTTCACTTCCCAATGTGGGAACAATATATACTTTATCCCAATATCTGCTAATCCACTTTTAACTATTTCATGGCTTACCTCCCTTTCATAGCCTATAAATTCTTTAACCCTATCACCTAACCAGCTTGGACCATACCATCCGTTATTTGGGTTTACGCTTTCTAATAAGAAATTAGCCATATCAGACGATTTACAGAGCCCAAATACTCCGTTGGGCATTGTATAATCATTTCCCCCATGATAGCAAAAAAAGCCCTTAGATTCGCTTAAATCGGTATTGTCTATGCTACCTACACAATCAAAGTCTACATCCATATAAATACCACCATATTCAGCTATTAAAAATATCCTTAATATATCTGCTTGATGTGCGTAGTCTTCGGCTAATTCAAACTTATCGTATAACTCCTTGATGTTTTCTGGTAACTCTGGCAAGTTATCATTAGTCCATAAAATGTGCTTATAGGTTTTATTCTTTTCTTTTACTTTATCTATAAAGCGTTTTTCTCTATCGGGCATTTCATATGGACCTACCCAGATTTGATGTATTATTTTTTCCATTATTTTAAAACTGTGTTTTTAGCAGTATTTTTAATTAGTTTCCAGTAATTATATGAGGCAGTATCTTCTTTTATCTCTAAATCGTCATCATAGGGCAATCTTTGGTTATAGTCTGATTTATAAAATATTCCACTTGTATTATTTACGGCTCCAGCATTATGGTAAATATAGCACTCATCCCATGTCTTTTGATTGCTTGTAGCCCATGCAAACTTTAAATCATCATGTACTACTGTTTCATATCCTAACTTCCAGCCGTTCCAAAGTACAGCCCACATATCAGCACACCATATTTGTAACTCGTGATAGGATGGGTTAGCTAATCTTTTTTCTATGTTTATGTCTGTTATTTCCTTAAATAACCTTTCACTGTCCTTTTCTACGTTATTCCAAAATTCTGCATCTATGCCTTTCATTAAATATTGTGCTCCTATGCAGTTTAACTCATTATCTTTAATTACTTGCTTGTCTATATTGACTATCTCACACATCTTGTCGAGTATATCTTCGCCTTTACTTACTATGTAATCATGGCTAATATAAAATCTTGTATCTGAACCATACCATTTATTATCAAATACAAACTTGTACCATTCAATTGGCTTAGTGAATACTATGTCGCAATCATGGTAAAATATAGCTTCATCTTTAAGTTCTGGGTATGCCTCAAAGTGTTGCTTTAAAATGTTAGGTCGTATAGATGAAACATAGTGTTTAGTTTCTCTTTTATCATAGTAAAAAAAGAATCTTGCAGCATAACCATTGGCAAGTTTAGACCATTCCTCTGGAACACTGCTTTCAATATTACAAACTATGTCTACGTTATTAATGTTTATTCCTACACTAATAAAGTTTTGGAGCATGACTTCAACTTGCCATGCATAAAATAGCGTAGCTGGTTGAGCACAAATTAATCGTATTTTCATATTTAGGTTTTAACATGGCGTACAGTCTGAATTTACAGTACAAGCAGTTCCACAAGGATAAATTGTTAATCCAACTGTATTAGCAGTAGGAGTTGTACCTTCTGTTACGCATATTGTTTGAGTTACAAACGCTGGGATACTTCTTGTTGTAGAACCAGCACCACATCTATCATATGTATAGTTACCAGTCGAACTTGTTTCATTAACTACTGTCCAACAAGAACAAGCTGGAGGAGCGGCAGTTGTTGTTGTAGATGTTGTTGTTGTAGTTGTAGTAGTAGTACAGTTAGCATTTACAAATTTAATAACTAAACCAAATCCAGCACTATCTTTTACTGCCACATATCTGTTAGTTGTACCAGGTTGGTTATCAAATAATCTACTACCACTCACTGGAGTAAATAAGCCGCCAATAGCAGCAGATGGCGTATCATATGTAGTAGTGTTTGCTTGATAGCTTCCGTTACCTCCAGTAAAATTATTAATAGTAACATCTTGATATATACCATCACAAACAGAACTAATATCAAAGTTTACTGGTGCTAATGTCGTAGAAGTTGTTGTAGTCGCTGGACATCCAGTCAAACCAGTTGCAGTAATTGGTAATTGTGTTCCACCTGGATTGCTATAATAAACTTGGTCTATTCTATAAGTATTACCTATTGAGGTAACTCTATCATTTAATTGAAATGTATTATCTACATAGTTAGTAGATGTAGTAGTCGCTCCAGTAGCACAATTATAAAGTAAATACCACACTTGAGGCATTGTTGTTGTACTCGTAGATGTTGTAGTAGTTGTACCAGCACAAGCAATAGCAGTAATCTGTGTTGTTGAATTAAATGCTCCAGCTCCGTTATTGTCTATTACTTGAACTACAAATACATCACTACCTCCAGTTGTATTTCTTAATCCACTTGTACCATCATAAGGGTTAGTATCACTTGTTAATGTTAATGTTTGTGTAATACCCATTGACCTATAAGTACTAAGAGAAGCGAAGCCATAACCCGCTCTAATTTGATAACCGCTTCCGCTACCACCAGACCATGTCGCTACCACCTTTCCTTGATATGTTCCAACGTTATTACAAAGCACTGTTAAACTTAATGTTAATGGAGGCAAAGTAGTGGTCGTTGATGTTGTAGCTGGACACCCAGTAAGCCCAGTTGCCGTTAATGACAATGCCAAACCGCCTGGGTCTGATATTAATACTTGGTCAATTCTAAATGTTTGCCCAATAGCAGTAACTCGGTCATTTACCGCAAATGAGCCGCTAATATATCCTCTTGAATATTCAGTAGCACCAGTAGCACAATTAAATAATTTGTAATATACTGGGGCTTGTGTTGTAGTCGTTGATGTAGTTGTACTTGTCGTAGTCGTAGAGGTCGTTGTAGATGTACTCGTAGAGGTAGACGTTGTACTTGTTGTAGTTGAGGTTGATGTTGATGTCGTACTCGTTGTAGTACTTGTCGTTGTAGGAGTTGCGTCTGTATAATACTTTCCACTTCCCGTTAATGTAACATTATAACTGCCTATGTCCTTATAATCACCGCTTATGGAATAACCACCTATAAAACAATAACCGCTAATGTATCTATAACCATCTATGCCATTATCAAACCTAAATCTTGTTAAAAGCAATAATCTATCTTTTTGTGCTTGGGCAATATCCTCATATGAAAAATTATCTAATGTAACTATCCCATCTAATGACATAGTCCATGCTGATAAATTCTCTTTATCTTCTTTAAACCAAGCGTTTACTGCTGATGTAGTTTCTGATATATCTGTTTGGCTTTCAAATGTACATCCCCTTGCACAAGCAAACACAGTCTCCGTTGCTGGAATTGTAGATGTATCTATTTTATATAAGATAACATTATCTCCGCTTACTTTAACTGCCATAGGTCAAAGTTACTAAGATATTGTATATGCACCAACTCCTTGTAGGTTTACGCTATAAGTAGCAATCTCTTTATATGGTGCGTTTATAGATAAAGAAGTTAAAATAGCTGAACCAGATAATATTACAAAACTTGACCCATTGTTAATGCTAAACTTAACATTTATTGGAGTTCGAGCCAATTGAGTGGCTAACATATCAGCATAAGAATAACCGTCAAGAGTTACAATACCCTCACAACTAACAGTCCATGATGCTCTGTCTATTTTATATTCCGCAAACCATGCAGAGGACTGACTTGTTACATCTACTTGGTCTACCGTTACGCTAAACGTACAATTAGTAGAACAAGCAAAGACTGTATCTACTCCACCAGCGGTTTTATATAGGATTATGTTTTTCCCTTGTACTTTATCAGCCATTGTCTATTATTTAAAATAATTTATATAATTTATAGTTGCAGTTATGTCTGTATTGCTAATTTCTAATAAAGTACCACTCATTGAGTTTGCAGCATAATCAATAGATGAGTTACCTAACATATATGAGTTATTAGAAACATTTATTTGTGCTGGGTCTGTATCGTATGATTTAATCATTTTTGATGCATTCAAGTAAGGGTAGTTTGCGTTTGCAGTTTCAAAACTACTAACAGAACAATCTATATTAATTACGTTGTTACCATATGAGTTTATGTATTGTCTCATAAGTAATTGAGTCATACTATCATAAGCCCCTTCTTTGCCAAATCTGTACCAGTTTAATAAAGGAGCACTACTTGCGTTTAAGAATACTCCAACAGATGTAGGGAAACCAGCTATACCTTGATAACCAAAAGGAATATCTACTTCTTTTACATACTCTTTGTTATTGTTTATATAAGCAAAGTAATCTATAGCGTAATAAGTATAATCTACTGTTGTAGTAAAGTTAGTTACTGTACAAGTGTTACCTACTTGATTATTGAACTCTATTGTCAATTGTCCTCCAACTGGGCAAGGCAATGTTGTTAAATCAAATACTCCATCGTCTCCCTCTGGAATAATATAACCAGAACTTACACTACTTTGCCAATCTTTACTATTATTTAAATAATATGTTGTAGTGCCGTCAAATATTGTCATAGATACATAACCCCTTGTACCACCGCCACCATTTAAAAATAACATAGAAAATTTTACAACTCCATAAGAACTAATCTTAGGCATAAAGTTATTGACCATTCTTGTATAGCCACCACCAGCAGCCCTAACCATTGTTAATTGAGCATATGAATCAGTTGCATTATCTACTAAATAAAAAGATGAACCAGAACCAACGTTAATTACTGTCCAAGATTGTGGAGCAGAACTAAGGTTAGGATATATTTTTAAATTGCCATTGTCTACTAAATTCTTTGAGTAGTCAATTTGTTTACTTGTTTCTACTCTATTAAATCCTTTTAATATTAACTTAAACTGCTCGTTATTTATAAAATATAAACCGCTTGTATTTCCAGTGTATCCTTGTATTGAACTTAATGTATTTAAATTATTTCCACTTGAAACTACTGTGCCTAAATAGTTATATTGAGTAAAATAGTTGTTTTCATTTGCAAACTCATTAATAGCTACTATCCACCATTTGCCACCAGCTTGGAACAATCTACATCCAAAAGATTTTACAATTTTTTCTAATACATCATAGCTTGACTCGTATGTATAATCTTCGTTCTTAAAAGTTCTTAACGGAAGGTAAGTTTGACTAAATGGCTCATATTGGTAGCCATCTTCTCTATCGTTCATACCAACTGAATAATATGAACAAGATGTCATTAAGTTAGGAGTAGTAGGGAAGTTTAACGAGTTTAAACAAGTTAAAATATAACTAAGTACAGTTAAAGGAGTATTTGTTCTGTTGCCTACACTGCTGATATTTAAAGGTATATTCCTTAACATTCCTAAGCCGTCTACACAAGTAAAAGATAATTGCTTTCTCCCAGTTGAATAGCCTATTGATATATTGTCGCTTAATGTATAACCAGTCCATTCTAAATCAGTGCCTAAATATAATTTAGCAAAGTATTTTCTATCGTTTAAAGTAACAAAGTCTGGTATATTGGCTAAGTTATCAGTTACGTCAATTGTACAAGACAATTCACTTGCATACATTGCCTCATATATCTCATCACCGCTTGGGATGTATTGTAGAGATATATTTACTCCAATAAATTCAATTAAAGTAGGTGCAGATGGTAAATCTTCTTGTAAATACAAGTAAGCAGTTTTACTTGTCTTTGTAGCATAGGTAATTTTATATTTATCGTAGTATGCCATTATCCTCGTCTATATTTTAAAGATGTTTCACTTCTATTCATTGCTAAAACTAAGTCTGTGCCTCTTAATACAAACTCACCGTTACCTCCACCGCCATTTCCAGATACTGCACCAGCGTTAAATGTATTGTTCATTAAGTTTCCTAATTTACTTAAAGGCATAACCGCTTCACTTTCGTTACCTTCACCAACCATAGCTAAAGTTGGACCAGTTACAATACCACCAGATGCAAGACCTAAAAGCCCTTTAAACATAGACCCAAATCCTCCAGTTAGTTTAGTTGCACCAGCAGCACCACCGATACCCGGTATTGCTGATAATATAGCTTGGAATAAAGCAGCTTTAATTGCAGCAGCGGCAATTTGCTTTGCTAAATCCATAAACATTTGACCAATGGCTTGACCAAGACTCATCCCTTGTTCCATAGATGACCATAATCCCATAATAGCATTAGTAGCATAGTTTGATAATACGTCAGCAGTTTCTAAACTTTTTTGATTAAATGCTTCTATTGATTCTCTTGCACTATCTGCACCATAAGCAACTTCTGCAAATCCTTTTGCTTGGTCTGCTAAAAACTTACCTAATCCACTTTCTGTACTGCCTTGTTGTCTTTCTGCTTCTTTAACATTAAATGCTCTTTGTCTCTTTTCTTCTTCACTACCAACAGTTAATATATTTTTATTTTTACCTAATTCTTTTCTTATTCTAATTGCCTCTAATAAAAGGTTGTTTTCTTTTCTTAGATTAGCTGAAAAATCATCAAATGATTTATTTGTATCAGCGTTAAAGTTTTTTGTACGAGTAGCATATTTATCTTGCTCATTTGCTAATTCATTAAACTGCTTAGATATACCCTTAAATACTTCTTCTAAGGTTGCAGCTTTTTTACCTATTGCCTCTGCTCCTAAAACGTCCGTACCAGTAATAGCTGGAGCACCAGTTAATTTAGATAAAGCAAATGCACCTAAACCTTCGCCCATAAATAAAGATGCCTTGTTAGCATTTTGTGGTGCGTTTTGTGCCTCTAATTGTTTAAATGCTTGTTCTGCTGCTTTTTGTAATGCAATTTGTGATGCCGCTCTATACAATGCAGCTTTTACATAACTTTCCTTATTATCTATAAATACCTTCTCTGCTTCGGCTATATCTTTTGTTGTACCGTAAACCTTACCTAAACTATTGTTATATTGGTCTAATGCATCTTTCTTTGATAGAGTTCCATTTCTAAATTTATCAAATGCATTATTTAAATTCTCGACTTCTACATACGCATCAGCAAATGCCTTTTTTGACGCACTAAATGCGTTATTTGTTTCTTTTAATATTTGTGAGCCACCAGTTACTTTATCAAAAAAATCACTTATCTCATCACCAAATGCAACTATTAATGATGTTGCAACACCAATTGCAAGACCTATACCAGCTGGACCAGTTAAAGCACCAGCCATTGCCTTTAACGCTTGTGAACTACCACCAGATTCTTTTTGTAGTCTTTGGAATGATTCAAGTAAAGGGTTAATGTTATTGGCAATACCCATAAACCCATACGGAGCATCTTGTGCAACTCTTGATAAGTTAGATAACGCTTGTGTTGCTTGATTCCCTACCTTACCAAAGTTCTGCATCTCTGTTTTAAGACCTTTAGATGCCTTAATAAAGTTATTCAGATTGTCTAACGCTTCTTGGGTATCAGCAGTTATAGTGAGTTTTAATGTTTCTTGTGCCATCTTTATTTTTTAACTCCGTACATTTTTAAAGTCCTTGCTAACTGTTCGTTTGTTAGCATAACCTTTTCCTCTGCTGGTTCATTGTCGTCAATCTCTGGTATGTGCCAAAACGCTTTAAGTGTTTTAGGCGACTTTTCGGAAGTGCTACTTAAATATACAATATAGGCGAGGTTTCGTGTCCTCGCCCATTCGTTTAATTCTTGTTTTTCCTTTCCCATAACAATTATAGAAAAGTCTTTCCAAGTCATCTCCCAAAACTCGCTTGGGCGTATATTACATTCAGCAGCCTTAACTAAAATATCATCCCAGCTTAACTTAATTAGACTTTTTTTTTTCTTCTTTAGGAGTTCCACTTACCGCTATAACAGTGTTTGTAATAATGTATTTAAAATACTCCATTACTTGACCATCAGTGTTAAATATACCTCCTATTTCATCTATCCAATCGCATACATCATTTTCAGTGTATTCAACTGGCTCTTTATTACTGTTACAAGCTGATTTATAACCAGCATAAATTAACTTAATAACAGTATCAATGTCTAATATTTTTCCTCCGATTAATTCAAAATATTGGTCTATGGTTACGCCTTTGTCCTTACAGAACTCTCTCATTGCCCAAGTACCCCATTTTAAATCTATTGTTTTGTTGTTTGTTTCAAATTTATGCATAGTTGGTTTTTATTGATTAAGCTCCTTGTTCAGTTTGTGTTACTGGTGGTGCATATACTACAAATGTTGCAGAAAACTTAACGTCATCTTTATCATCTGCGTTTACATCAAATGTAGAAATCCAAACAGAACCAGTGTAAGTAATATCTCCAGTAGCTGGACTTGCTTTACCCATCTTCATACCAAATACTGTACCAGCAGCGTGAGCAGTATATAATTGTTGATAGCTATCTTTAGCTGGGCTTCCAGTTTCGTCAATTGCAAAACCTTCACAAGTGAAAGATTGAGTAAAAGATGGACCAGGTTGAAATTGGTCTCCACATTTAGAAGTTGCATCAATTGTGTTAAGAGTTGATGTGAATGAGTTAGATGTAAGACAAGCTACTGGTTTGTAAGTTGCGTTACCATCTATGTCTGCAAGTAGGATGTAATCTCTTGCTGATACTTTAGTTTCTGCCATTTTATTTAATTTTGAGTTATTGTTATATTATATGTTATAATCGTTCTAAATACGTTATCCAAAGGGTTTATTCCGTCTAAGTTTCTGATACTTGCTACAAACAAAGTAGAACTATAAAAGCCGTTCGCCAATGTTATATTAGTATCTGAATTGATAGCCGTTAAAATCAAATTGCTAATCGTTTCAGCACGTTTATAGCCAAAGTTAGCATTTTTTGTAACAATGTCAACATCAATAGTTACGCCATTAGTATAACCAGATTTTCCTTGTTCTTGAGTTGATGTACGACCAGTCATTACAATATATTCTTCCCCAGCACCATCTGGTGCAATACCATCATAAACAGTCAATCCACTTGCACTTGTCAAGTTGGTATAAAACCATTTCTTTATTTCTATATTAGGGTTAAGCATTTAATATCTTTTTTATTTTTTCTATCAATTTTGGCTTTTCGGCTTCATATGCTGGTATAAGAAAAGGTTGCGGTCTAATGCCATTTCTAAGTATTTTAATAGCTAAGAACCTTGCTAATTTCTCATCTTGTGATGTTTTTAGTTTACTCCCACCTTGTCTTCTACCAGTAGTTGGGCTATATGTTCCAGCTAACCCTTTTCTTTTAACCCACAAAGTTAATGCCTTTATCATATCATCCAAACTTCCACCTTTACTACCTCTAAATGTTGCAGCATAGTCTTCGTACCCAGCTGGAATAGAAACCTTGCCTCCAGTACCAAACTCTACATAAGCACCATAAGATGCACCAACTTCAACGTAATGAGTTAATTTATTTTTTGATGTAGCGTGTATGCTTTGGCGTAATGTACCCATATTAACTGGTGCAAGACGCTTGGCAGCCTTTTCTATTCTTAATGTAGATGCAGATATTTCTTTAGCCAACTCTGTACTTACATTGTTTTTAATTTGTTCTAACTTTTTTTCAAGTCTTGGGATGCCAGATAAGTCCATTCCAAATGCCATTATCTATATATTACAAGTTCGTAAAATCTATGCTGATTCTCTACATCCTTAACAGAGTGTATTGTATATCTTGAACCCTCTACATCTACTTCATAATTTTCGTTTATCGTAAGTCCGTAACGAATATAAAGCAACGCTCTTTGGTCAAATGCTAATTCTGACTCATCTACTTCTCTTGCCTTGTTATCTGGTCTTAAATCGCCCCAAACGGTGCTTTGTAGGGCAAATGTAGTAGTATAGCCACCTTGCCCATCACTTGTACGAGTAGGAGCGTAAACCAACACTTGACGAGTCATAGTGTTAGCGTCTACATAGTTTGCCTTTGCTTTGCCTAATTTCATATTATAATATTGGACTTACTTTAGACCATCTTTGACACGCTCTCCAAGTCTTCTCACAAATACCAGTATTTGCATCTAAGCCTCTATTTTCATAGTCATAGCTTACTTGGTCTAAAATAGCTATTTTTAAATCTTTTGGTATGCAGTCAAAACCAGCGTTATAAACCGCCTTCATATCTTCTTGTGCTGGAAATTTAACTTTTGGATAGTTGCCACCTACAATCTTATAATCGTTTGACGCTATCTCTTGCTCATCACTTCCATACAAAGAAAGAAAATAAGTAACTGGACCAAATGGCAACTCAAAATTAGCACCAGCATTATTAAACCATACTATCACCTCTCTTGGAATTAAGCTAAGATTTGTAGCCGCTTCAATAGCTTCTCTTGCTTGTGTAATCATTGTTTCTATCAAAGCATCGTCTGCATTAGTAGTTACTCTGCAATACAATTTAGCCTCTGCTAAAGTAACTGGTTCTGTAACTGGTGCATTATTTGAAAACTGATAGTCATTTATGTAAGTGTACATATTCCCTTTTTTACAAATTTACATTAATTATAATAAAAAACCCCACCGATTAAGGTAGGGTCTTTATTTTAGATAGGTTGATATTATCCAACGTTTCCTAAGTCAGCATAGATAGCAGAAGTAGTCAACATTAAGTTGATATCTTCGTAACACTCAATACGAGCAGTTACTAAGTTCTTTTGGAAGTTTTCGCCATTCTCATAAGAGAACTCGATTGCTAAACCTTCAACTTCAACTCTTTCTACATAGTTGTTATCTAAGATTAATACTTTGTCATCAGTTACCCAAGATGCAGATACAACTGGAACACCCCAGATTGTCATACCACCGTTAGGGTTTACGATAACACTACCGTTACCAGCATAGTAACCAGCATCGATAGTAGCTTTCAATAAACGACCCATTTGTTGTTGAGATACTAAAGCATAAGAAGGTACGAAGTTAGCAGCCTTTTGGTTACCGATGTAATCAACTAATTGCTTTAAATCGTTAGTTTCTGCAGTTGTAGTAGAACCAGTTGCAGCACCAGATACAGATGTAAAGAATGCAGCGTTCTCAGCCTTAAAGAAATCTCTTTGTAACATTCTTGGTAATGTTTGAGTCATGAAAGGTAATGACTTCAACATTTGCTTAGAGAAAGTAGAGAAACCAGCTAAGTAGTCGTTTACAACTTTAACTTCAGTTAAAGAGTAGTTGTTCTCACCTTTATCAGAACCTTCTGTTTGGTTAGCGATGTTGTTAGTTAAACCAGCGTTCTCACGATAGTAAACATATAAACCAGTTGTTGAACGAACAGTAGGGATTAAATCTCTAAAGTTGATTGCTTGTGCTGGTTGGATAGCTGGGTTAGGAGCGTATGTAGCTACTGAATCACCAGTTAAGTTACCACTCAAAGTCATTGTCTTAACATCAGACAAATCTAAACGGAACTTACCGTTAGACTTTAAAGACTTCTCCATAGCATCCATATTGCCGTCAAGTTTCTCTAAGATAACTTCGTCAATGTGCTTTACTTCTCTTTTAGCAGCTTTCTTTTGTGCAGCAGCTTGTGCATCGAATTGCTTTTGCATTTCGTCTTTTACAACTCTAATCTCTGCTTTTGCTTCTTCAATAGCAGAAGTTGTGTCAGCTTGAAAACCTTTAAGATTCTCAGCCATTTCGTTAATTAAATTTTCCATTTTTTACTTTTTAAATAGATTGTTAAAATGTTTGATTGCTTTTAATACATCTTCATTACTTTTCTCCTCTACGATTGTTTCAGTCGGCTCAACTGCTGGTGCGGGTTGAGTGATAGTCTCCACAACTTCAAGTTCTAATAATGCAGCTTGTATTTGTTTTATCTGAATCTCCATTAAAGCAAAAGTGTCATCTGTAAAAGTGCCACCTCTAAATGCCTTAATTAAGTTTTCTAAACGCAAAGATAATGCTTCTTTATTCTCCTTAAATTCACCTTTAAATCCTAAAGTTGGAGTTTCTGGGTTAGCACCCCATAATACTGCAGAGCCTTCATATAACTTCAATTCAGTAATTGTCCTTACACCAGACTTTTGGTCTACTGTACTTTTCAATGTAGTAAAGCCAATTGAGTGTTGATTGATTAAACCAGCTTCATACAATTTGATTGCATCTTCGCCGCACTCTGTTTCAATTAAGTCAGTAACTGCAACAAGCATATCACCTTCAATATACAATTCTTTAGGCTTACCTAAAGTATGTGCCATATCGGCTTTATGGTCTACTAAAGACCAAATCATATTCTTGCCCTCTGGTCCACGCTCTTTAATTGTTTTTGTAAACGCTTCGGCAACGATAATATCGCCATCTAAATCTACGTTACCTAAACGAGACCAACACGCTTTAACTGTTCTTGTTTCTGGAGTTATGTCTAATATCATTTCGTCATAACCCTTTTGCTCAATTTTACTCATAAAACAAAGTTATTATATTTTTTATTATTGTAACGCTTCGGCTACTAAGTTTCCAATTGTCATTCCTATTACGTTTCCAAGTAAACCCCAAATTACTCCAGCATCACCTTTTGGTGGGTTGTTTTGTAGTGTTTGTAATTTACCATCGCTACCTCTTAACGCTTCATATCCTAATGTGCAACGGCAATTACATACGTTAGCAGCACGAGCAGTTGAATCTCCTGGATGTAACATAAAATCTATAAAGCCTTTGCCATCTACTTGAAACTTTGCATCCATAGGAACTGTAACTCCGTCCATATGTAAATGGTCAGCACTATCTCTTGGTATTCTTCTTGTTCTGTTGTCTTTTGTTGCTATCCATTCTTTTACAGTTACCAAGCCAGTAGACATAGCACCTACCATTGAGCCAACATTAGCCGCTCTTGATGTTTCTGTTCTTGATATTAACTCTGCTCTGTAATCAGTAATTCCAGATTGTCTAAGCAATGGGATTAATTCACTAATAGATAAATTCTTCTCAACGCCTTGCATTAAGAAACTTCTTATTTGGCTTTTTGTAGTATCGGTAATATCAGCGGCTAATTGGTCTAATCCTTTAGTTTCTAAGTATTGCAAAATCACATAAGCAAATAAATCGGTCTTAGCAGACTTTTGCTCAAATGGTCCAGTATAGCCTTTAACACCCTTTTTAACGTCTTTCTCTGCTATTAGAGCCATCTTTGTACCTAATGCAACATGAAGCTGCTTAATGGTCTTTTTTAGGGCTTTGTCGCTGATTGCGTCATAGTCTTGTGTACGGCAATATGTATCTACTTGCTTTTGCAGTTCTTTTTTGAACTTAGGCGAGTAAGTCTTAATTGCGTTAGCATAGAGTTTCTTATAATCTTGCCAAATCATTTATTCTGGTATCTGTAAAGGTTGAAAGTCATCTGGCGTTTGTAAACTTGATGGGATGTATAGTTTTTCCATTTCCTCCTCTGATATGTAATCTGGTATTTCTAATCCCATTAATTCCATCTTTTGTTTAGGGGCAATCCACCAAGCCTTATCTAACCATTCTACTTGCTCATTTTTATTAGCTTCTAACTCACCGTATATACTTGCATCATAGTCTACATAAATGTCTGTTCCTTTATAACCCCAATCACTATGCAGCTTTCTATTGATGTTATCTCTAATACCAGTAAGCAACGGTAAAGCACATCTTAAAGTTAATGCCTTCTCACCTTCTCTTTGGTTATTGTATGTTTTGTTGTCGCTATCGTTCAAAAGTTGTGCCGGTACTCCGTAAATATTGCAAAGTGCCTTCATATCCCATTTCTCACTCTCAATAATGTCAAGTTCTACCGGACTTAATCCTATTTGTTTCCAATCTACTTTATAACCACTTACTGCAATTGAATTGAAGTTAGTTGAACCGCCTTTTTCACTAACCGCTCTTTTAAGTGCTTGTGCTTGTTGGTTACCACTTATAGGGTCAAATCTATCATCGTTCATAAAAAGAACTCCAGCTGGACCACCATTCTGGAAGGAGGCAACAGCTGCAGTCTTCGCTTCGTTCGAACGAGTCAAGTTTTTCGCAGCAGCCATTAAAGGAGATTGACCATAAAGTTGATTTCCAGTAGTATTCCATTGTGGGTTAAAGTATTTATCTTGAAGAATCTCTTGTTTGCTAAAATCCCAAAGCGGTCCATAGTTTAATTGGTAACCAGCAATAGTAGGAGGGAATCTTTGAATGTCAGCTATGATGTACATATATTGAGCGGGTAGTACGTACAACTCATAAGGTTTGCCGTTATTATTACCACCTTCAATCATCTTAGCGTAAACGAAAGAGTTTCCAGTTACTAATTTAAAACCAGCCCAAGCCTCAATAAAATCACCCCAAGTGTCTTGTTCATTAGGGTATTTTAACAACTCGTTTAAACGCAAATCGTTGTTATATATTTCAAATGCTTTCTTATGTAGTTTGTGTACTTCTTTCCAGTTCTCAATCTTATCTGGTTGGCTCATCAAAGCCTTGTACTTCTTAGCTGCTACTTCGTCTACTACTTTGTAAACATGCCACGGGGCAATCTTTGCTTTATCAGTAATTAATTTTACGATTGAATAAACTATATCGTTTGCTTGGTAGCCGTCATTTACAAAACTAATATTATCTCCACCTTGCCATGTTACGATGCCTTGTTGTATTGCTACTTGTCCGTTAAAAGGTATTTTTGGCAAAATAGTGTTTAGCTTCTGTTTTGTTTTCAAGAAGTCAAATAATCCCATTTGTGTATATTTTAGTCAAAGTTAGTTATTTTGTATTAAAATACGCTGACTTGAAATTTAGGAGTATATTCAAAAATCATTCGCATTGCTAAGGCATCGCTAAAGTCTGGTGAACGACCTATCAACGCTTTTACTTTGTCTTTAGGTATAATTCCTTTTTTGCCGTCATTATCTACTGACTTTTGTTTCACTTGCTCTAACTCCTCTACTATCTTTTCTTTAATTGTGCCACTTGCATTGATATACAATTTGCTATCATTTATCATCTCTGCTAACTTGTAATAACATTGTGATTTAAGGTTATCAAAGTTTTCCTTTTGCCTTGTAATAGGGTTTTCTAATGGAGAACTATTGTTTACAAAGCCTTTGCATCTAAGTATATCTACAACGCCACCGCCTACGCCATCCTCATCTACTACTATTTGAGAACTTGGTACTTGAAGCTCTACTTGGAATGCTTTGATGATATCAGCCACTTCAACAACTGACTTGCCTTTGTATTGATGTAGCTTAACACGATAACCATCCCAAACCCCAATGACAGTAGAGTCAGAGCCAAAACGAGCAACATCACAAGTAATGTAGTGTGGACCAGTAGGTAAATAGCTGCTACTAAAAGCGTCAAGAATCTTATCATAATCTATTAAAGTTGATGGGTCGTTGGAATATTCCCAGTTACCAAATAGCAAACGCTCCTTTGAAACTGTATCTAAAGTTAAAAGGTTTTGTTTGTAGTGTTTAGAGATAAAAGGATTATCATCAATAAGTGATGCAATAAATCTTTTGTTTTCGGAAATAGAGCCGTCTATTTGTGGCTTATAAAACTCTTGGTACGTCCAATTTTTTGCTGGGTTGCACGTATAAAGTATTTTAGGTACTAAGTCGTTTTCGTCAAGTTGGTATCTTATCCTTGACTTGATAATATTCCTTGCCTTATCTTCTATCTGGTTTGCCTCGTCTATAAACGCATCGGTAATCTCTAATGAACCCAACTCGTCAAAGTTAGGGTCGCTTGGATAAGCGTAAAGGTCTTTGAGTAGAATTACTGAGCCGTTAAATAATTCTATTTGGCTCATTTGTCCGTTGTACTTATAGTGTACCCCAGCCGTTAAGCCTTGCATCTTAGCTACTTGAAAGAATGAAACTAATGTAGTTTCTTTAAGTGTCTTTAGTACGGCACGACCTATCAAGCCTCTTGTATTGGGATATTTTAATCTTTGTTTGAGTTGCCAGTAACAACCTAAAGCCGTCTTACCTCCACCAGCACCGCCTCCAAATAAGACCTCATTTGTAGTCTTGTCTTCTAAAAGGTCTAATGCTATAGTTTGTTTTATTGATAGTTCCATTATAAAATTAAAATTATCCGCTTTGGATTCCCAAAGTAGGTGTGCGTTATGACGTTTTTATAGTTTAGCTTTCTATCTATTGCCTATTTTTTCGGATAATATATTTAAATTGGACTTGTGTTTCCTACATAAGTTTTTTTCTCCTCCCAAGTAACATTTAACCCACCGCTTACCTCTAACTCGGTCGATTGCTTAGGCTTACCTTCTAATCGGTCAATTACCTCTTGATATGCTTTTTGGTCTCCTTTTAATGCTTTTGCTATCATCTGCATATCCATTAACTCAAGAACTGTAAATTCTTCTTCTTCACCAGTTATTGGGTTACGTTTCTTTTGTACTAATTCAAGTAATCTTTTAAGTCTTGTCTTACTATGTTCCGTTCCCTTCGGTTTCCCAGCTGGGTTTCCACTTACACCTTTAGGGAATGGCTTTAAGTTTTGTTCATTTGCCATATCTCACTGTATTTTCATTGAATCACAAAGATAAGCCACAATTTGGGCAAATCTTCCCTTTCTTAGTATTGTCTATTTTTTCTGGTTC